GTTCATGGAAGGTGTTGATTTGAAAGCTGCACCAAAGCCAGTTACTTCTGAAGAAGGTTCTGTAAACAAGAAATCTACAGTGGCTGCTAACTCAGGTGCTGCAGGTATGGCTGCCAAGCCAGTACACGCAACTGGTACAGAAGCCAAAGGCCGTCCAGCTCCACAAGCTAAAGACATGGGTGGTACAACTAGCCCAAAACAAGGCCCAGCCCCTAAGCCAGTGACAACACAGGCTACAGGTGTTAATACAAAAACACCATTTCCAAAAGGCTAATTGAGAGATATGGCTCGATATCTACAAGAACATCTAAGCTTCACTCAAGCCAAGGCGGAAGTCTTGCTTGAGGAAGCCGCGGATGGCTCTGGAAAGAACCTATATCTCAAGGGTATCTGCATCGAAGGCGGCGTTCGCAATGCCAACGAGCGTGTGTATCCTGTTAGCGAAATCAGCAAAGCAGTAGAAACCATCAACGAACAAATCAAAACAGGTCACAGTGTGCTAGGTGAAGTTGATCATCCAGATGATCTTAAAATTAACTTGGACCGTGTGAGTCATATGATTTGTAACATGTGGATGGACGGCCCAGCTGGTTATGGAAAATTAAAGATTCTACCAACTCCCATGGGTGAACTAGTAAAAACTATGTTGACATCGGGTGTTAAACTAGGTGTTTCAAGTCGTGGATCAGGTAATGTCGACGACCGAACAGGACATGTCAGTGACTTTGAAATTGTCACTGTTGATGTGGTTGCTCAACCAAGTGCTCCAAATGCTTATCCTCAAGCAATTTATGAAGGCCTTTTGAATATGAAAGGCGGACAAAAGTTGTTGGATATGTACAAGGACCCAGCGTCGAGTAACAAAGCGCAGAGATTTTTGAAGAGCGAAGTAATGCGCTTGATCAAAGATCTCAAAATCTAAGGAGAAATAAGCATGTTAGATGCTATTAAACCATTATTAGATAGCGACTTGTTGAACGAAGAAGCCAAGCAAGAGATTTCCGAAGCATGGGAATCAAAGCTAAACGAAGCTCGTGAACAAGTGCGTGCAGAACTCCGCGAAGAGTTTGCACAACGCTATGAGCATGACAAACAAGTAATGGTGGAAGCCTTGGATCGTATGGTATCAGAAGGTCTGGCCGCAGAGCTACAATCAGTTGCTGCTGAAAAGCAACAATTGGCTGAAGATCGCGTCAAGTTCCAACAAAAGATGCAAGAAAATTCTGTGAAGTTCAACGACTTCATGGTTAAAAAACTTGCTGAGGAAATTGGCGAACTGCGCAAAGATCGCAAAGCACACAACGAAGGTCTAGAAAAACTAGAAGGTTTTGTTGTACACGCTTTGGCTCGCGAAATTCAAGAATTTGCACAAGACAAACAAGACGTTGTTGAAACTAAGGTTCGTTTGGTGCGTGAAGCTCGTGAGAAACTTGAAACATTGAAGAGCAAGTTCGTTGCTGAATCTGCTCGTAAGATGAGTCAAGCTGTTAGCCAACATCTCAAGACTGAACTTTCTCAACTCAAAGAAGACATCCAAGTTGCTCGTGAGAACAACTTTGGCCGTCGCATTTTTGAAGCATATGCCGCAGAATTTGGTGCTACTCATTTAAATGAGAACGCTGAAGTTCGCAAGTTACACGACATGATTGCACACAAAGATGCTCAGTTGAGCGAAGCCATCAAACTCAGTGAGAAAGCAAAAGTTCTCGTTGAGTCAAAAGAACGCGAAATACGTATGATCAAAGAATCCAATGAGCGTCAAAGCACAATGGAAGAACTGTTGGCTCCCTTAAACAAGGAAAAAGCAGAAGTTATGCGTAATTTGCTCGAAAGCGTTCAAACATCACGTTTGAAATCAGCTTTTGAAAAGTATCTACCAGCTGTCCTAGAAGACCGTTCCGCGAAAGCCACCAAGGTAATCACAGAATCAGTAGTCGAAGTCACTGGCGATAAATCTGCCCGCCCACAAGAAGAAGAAACGTCTAACGTTATCGATCTTAAGCGTTTGG